TCTTTTTCGTAAACACAAACCAGAGGAGAAGTTTCCGCCGCGGTTTCAGGTTCTTCGGTACCATTGAGTAAACTTCGCTGATCTAGATCCCTTCTATCAATGTCGAAAATATTCCACAGATGCGATTTATCAACAGCGGATTTCATTGATTTCTTCTTCTTCGTTTTTTGCATATTTTTACTTTTTTGTATTTGGTATTCCATCTTGATATGTTGTTTTGGAATGTGTTATGATGTAATAAGAATACTTTCTGTTGTTTTACACGTATCTCTAAATCAATTTTTTGCGACTGGAACACTTTACTCAAAAAACATAATTAGGCATTCCCCATTACAAATATTATATTATGTTATTGTAAGAGATAACATAATATGCCGAAGGTACCGCTATCATTAAAGAATTTAAAAATGTTTTTATCAAAAGATAAATTAGAAAAACTAATACCACTATTTAAAGGCTTGGAAAACCAAGCGAAAAACGTCATTGGTGAATACGGATTTAATGCGCTACAGGGTGTTTCTAACGGTTTTATGACCGGCGATTTATTACACGGCATTGCAGATACTGCCGCCGCAAGAAATGAAACAATAATGATGAATAAAATAAAAGATAATTATTTAAAAATAAATGTACTTTTCGATAAATTATTGAAAAGTGTACAAACCGATGAATATTCAAAAACAATTCTCGCGTATATTGAAAAAATGTTTCCGGAAAAAGAAATAAGAGAATTTATAGATGACTTGGTTTTCTATTTACAGAAAAACCGGGTTAAAGGCGAAAATTCTCCGGTTAAGAAGGGAGGCTATATTCAAGAACCAATTGCTAAATGCAGAGAATGTAGCAGCGAAAGAATAATCTTAAGGGTCTATGTAGACGACGACGCAAACCACGATTTTTGTGAGGAAGTATATAAAAAGTATTGCTGTAAGATGAATAAAAACGAAGAAGTAGAAAGCTTGCTCGCGGGTTTTAAAAGTGCCTGTCAGTCAAATCTACTTTATATAATAAATGGCCTGTTGGCAGATGACATGCGTTATATTCGATTTACCGAACAAAGTGTAGAAAATAATACCGAGACGGTTGGAGGAGCAAATCCGGCTGCTCTCCTCAAAGTGTTCTCAAAATTGCCTAAACTTTCTGCTATAAAGAATTTAGGTGTTAAAAACCTGGGTTCCAAAAACCTCGGTTCCACCAGTTTTACCAAGAATTTATCCATTAAAGACGCGTACGCTAATTATTCTCAAAAAGCCAAAAATTTGCTCGAGAGTAATGTTCGGAACAGCAATCAACCAATTACACCTAAAGATACGGGAGACGAAATGTCCATTTCCGATTTTATACCGAATACCGCGGCCACCGAAACACCTACTCAGTCGGCGGCAGAAGTAAATAGTGCAGCCGTAGATGAATCCAACGATAAATATATCTTCGATAAATACAGGAATTTCTTACAGAATTTGTTGAATAATGAATTCAACACAAGATCTCAAGATTGTGCGGATAAAATACATGATTTAACAAATAAGAATTTTTACGTTTATTATCCTCAAGACGTTATTGAACACAATTTGAGGTACTTTTGCATTTCCATTTTGAATAATAAAAATGTATTTAGCGCAAATGCTAAACTAGAATTGGACGGATATTTAAAATTAAGTGATGACGCCGAAGTCAAATATAATGATAGTCTTGAGAATGTTGAAACCTTTAACGAATTGGAAGACTTGGTATTGAAGAATATAAACAGAAAATTTGGAAATACATTTCTTGAAAAATTACCTCCTATTGCAAACGCTTACCGAAACTTGGTGTTTCGTAAAATGAACGCCATTTTAACAGATGTTTTGTCTCGAACATTATCTCCGATTGGTGGTCGCAGCAAAAAAAACAAGAAACGAAAGAGCAAGAAAAACCGAACCAGGAAGAACTAGGATTTTTTCTCGATTTTTTTCTCCAATTTCTCGAACATGTCTTGATTATAAACTAAGTTGCCGGTTGGTTTATAATTGTCGATTGATTTATACTGTTTTAAAGCGGATTTTGGAGCAGCAGGATTTTGTTTATCGTTCAATATTTTCGTGTTGGGATCCTGATCGGATGAGTTCTCAACAGTTTCAATGACGTTCCCCTTTTCGTCTAAAACAATCCCGGTTTTCTTTTTAATCTCCGTTCTCACATAAGAAGGGATGAAATTCTCCCAAGAAACGAAGAGGGTGTTTGGATGAATATATCTGACAAAAAATCCGTTGTCTTCCAGTTTCATCACTAAATAACCGGTGCAATCACCCTTGTCGTAAATTGGTTCACCGAAAATATATTCCGGAACAGTGAACCATATGTGTCTATCATTTACCTTGTTACGCGAAGTGTGGTTTATTCTTTTATGTATACGATTGAGTATCTTGTTGAAAATGGTCAATTGTTTCAGATCCTTCTGTTTCTTCTTTTCGTACAAATCGTCAATGTTTATTTTTCGGTTTTCCTCATTATCGTCGGTAAACAAAAAACAGGACATTTTTCGTGGTTTCCTTCTTTTGGGTTTTGTATATTTAGTAGAAAAAATATAGAAAAAAGATACGTGATACTACAATTACGAAATGGAAGACAAAGATGAAAGTCTGGTGGTCGTAAAGACAGATGAAAACCTGGATGTAAAAGCAGATGCAGAGACGCCTGTTGAGGAAAACCCACTGCCTACCCCTACAAAAATTAAACATATCGTCTGTTCCGGAGGAGGCGTCACGGGTCTTTGTTTTTACGGAGTGTTGAAGAATTTAAACCTGTCGGGTTTTTGGAATATCGAAAACATTGAAACTATATACGGTACCTCCGTGGGATCTTTAGTGGCAACCATTTTAGCGTTGAAATATGATTGGGATATTTTAGACAATTATTTCATAAACCGACCATGGAAAAACGTGTTTAAAATCAACATGTCCACTATTTTGGATGTATTCCATACAAAGGGGTTTTTTAACCACAAGATGTTTGTCGAAATATTTTCGCCATTATTCAGTGGTAAAGATATTTCTATAGATGTTACTATGAAAGAATTTTTCGAAATAACCAACATCGAAATGCATATTTTTGTCATAGAAGTAAACCAGTTTCATATCGTTGACGTTTCACATAAAACACATCCTGATTGGAAAGTTATCGACGCGGTTTACTCGTCTTGTGCAATTCCTCTTATCTTTTCACCGCATTTCAAAGAACAACAGTGTTATGTAGACGGCGGAATATTAATGAATTATCCTGTAGATTACTGTATAAAAAATGGCGCGTCCGCTGACGAAGTTTTAGGAATTCGCGGATACCGAGATTATATAACCCCGGTTTTACAAGAACACTCCATTTTTGATTTTATCATTTATTTAGTCAATAAAACCCACAAACGTCTATTAAATGTTCCAAACGAAAAGATAACACATGAAATCCGAATTTCTATGAAGGAAACTACTATTCAGTTGATTTCTGACGTAGCGAATAGTATGGAAGAGAGAATTAAATTGATCGAAGAAGGTGTTGAATTGTCTAAAGAATTTCTAGAAAAAATCGCGGCATTGGCGGCGTCGGTCTATACCGTTGAAGAATTATAATGGGCTAATTCAACATGGTTTCCACGAATTTCTCCAGCGTCGACGTTTTGATTTTACTCTCGAACTCTATCGTTTTGTCGTCCTTGACCATTTTTATCGTGGGAAACGATTCGATCTTGAATTCATTCATCAATTCCTTTTCTGTAGGGGTTTCCGTAGTACAGTTAACATCAACACATTCAACTTTGTAACCATTTACTTCGGTTCCGTTGTAATTATTCATGAATAAATCCCATTCAGGCTGTGCTTTCTTGCAGTGAGGACACCAGTCTGCGTGGAAGAAATACACCTTTACAGTATTTGATCGTCGATTAGCATTTGCGATGTCCATACCTTCCGAGTATTTTCGAAGATAGAACTTCCTGTATCCATAATACGCAAAGTAACCGAAAATAATTACAGAAAGTACGATGATCATTTTGCGGAAATGGGGCTTCGCGTAATTATACAGTACGTTTATCAAATTCGTCATTATAACATCTTTGCAGATTTTAATCCTTACAAAAATACGAGATTTTTGTCCTAAACAAACATTTTTAGTGATTTTTTAGTGCACATAAAAATGTGTGTATAATATAGTATTCGTATGGTGAAAAACAAAACGCTGAAGAAGCAGAAGAATGTTTTCTCAGAAACCCATTTTAAAAGTAAAGACGGAATGCTTACTACCGTGTGGGGTCCAGGTATTTGGCATTTTCTACACGTCATGTCATTCAATTATCCTGTAGAGCCATCTAGACAAGACAAAATACATTATCGCGCGTTTATTTTGAACCTTAAAAATGTTCTCCCTTGCGGAAAATGTAGGAGTAATTTATTGAATAATTTTAAGAAACTCCCTTTGCGAATGTCTGATATGAAATCGCGCGACACTTTTTCATTGTACGTTTATAAATTACACGAATTGATTAATGACATGTTGAATAAAAAATCCGGGTTGACCTACGAAGACGTCAAAATTCGCTACGAAAACTTTCGTGCGAGGTGTGCACCTTTGCACACTGAAAACGCCCCTAAAGGGGCAGGTTTTGAGTGTCGACGGGGCCACCGAATGCGCGTTTCAAACGCGCAATGGTGTAGACTTCCGAATAAAACCATCAAGAAAAAAAAGGGCGAAAACGGTTGCACCGAACCGCTCATTGGCGAAAAATCGAAATGCATTCTTAAGATTGTACCTGTTACAACGAAATGCGAAACCTTCCAAATCGAAGATAGTTGTCTGAAAAAACCCGTCAGTAATTAATGATGTAAAATACAATGACATCATTTATGGTCATAAAAATAACCAGATTTTTTTTATTTTATATTATATGTAGAAATATTATATGAAAAACCCGTCGTGTTTTTACAATTTGATCGCTAAACTAAATGCAAAAATAGTGCCATATTACGAAAATGATAGAGTATTCAAAGCTTCTAAGTGCAACAGTGATAAAAAACTTAAAAAATGCGAAATCATGGTAAATGAACAAATAACCTCTGGAATAATTATGAAATCCGATATCTTGTATAAGATTGTGGATAAAATAAAGAATTATAAGAAACTCGATTATTTAGAGTTAGAATATCTGAAAAAATCGACAAAAGAAGAATTGTATATTCTATTACTTTTGTCAAACGAAATGATTGATAATTTAGAAAATATTATCTAGAATTAAATCTTGTAATAATATAATAATGGCATTGAAATCAGAAACAATTACAGATAAAATAACAGATAAATCATCGGATGAGACAAGTACCAATGTATCGACAGAAACAACGCCGCCCGTTGTCACACCTGAGGTGACCCCCGAAGTAAAAACCCCCGAAATTCCGTTTTGGATAAACAATCCCAATGTGCTTTTCGACGGCAATTTCATCCTGGAATTCTTCCCGATCGAAACAATGACCTATGAACAAAAATTGAACGCTGTTTCGAGAACAGTGGTTCTGCTCTCCGTTTTCGGCTTCTTGATTTCCAGAAACATTAGAACCATTCTTGTTGGGATAATTACACTCTTTGCAGTCTTTCTCATGTATTATTATCATAAAAAAGAGAGCTTTAAAAACCAGGACAGAGAGAACTTTAAAAACCAGGCAAACGAGACATTGAGAGACAATGGATTACCTATAAACAAGGCCGGTGTATTTATGAACCCGACTTCCAACAATCCGTTTTCCAATGTTTTACTCACAGATTACGATTATAACCCCAACAAAAAACCGGCTCCTCCCGCATTCAACGACAAAATAAATGAAGAAATAAAGACGGAAACGAAAAGAATGATTAACGAAATAAATAGTGATCAACCAGATATAACCAAAAAACTCTACAAAGATTTAGGAGAAGAATTGGAATTCGAACAATCGTTGCGACAGTTTGTTTCTAATCCGAGCACCACTATTCCGAATGATCAAACATCATTTGCCGAATTCTGTTACGGTAGTATGGTATCCTGTAAAGAGGGTAATTTATTCGCCTGTGCTAGAAATAAGTCGAATTACTCAATTTATTAATATTTTTTATTTTATTTCCAATTCATTCTGAAAATCATTCTCTGTGTGTATAGTATAAAGTATAAATGACTACCGCTACCATTGGATCATATAATTTCAATAATTTAGGAAGTACTAGTTATGACACAACCGATCAAACCCAACAGAATGTTTATAATACCCGTTTCGCTAATTATACATTATCCAATTATTTTAGTGATAAAGTCAGTGATGACCACGTCAAATTTGCCACCCAACAACCAACTGTTATGTTCAACAGCACATTTTTAGGAAAAGGTCTTGCCAGCACTGCTGTCGAAGTGGATTCCAGTCTTTGGATTAACGAAGAACAAAACCAACGCTCTCTCGAAAAATTAGTGTTGGTCCCCCGCCCTTTCTTAACAATTCCTTATTTAGGACGTGGTTCATGCGATCCGACTGTGGAGACGCAACTCCTTTACGGAGAACCGGTTAGCGAGAAGAAGAGCGTTTCCACTATTATGGAGCAATCTTTCACCGACTATTCCATGCTTATTTTAGACGATCATATGACCGAACGTGTGAGCAACCCAACATTCACTATCGAAGAAAACTCGGGGTGGACACGCGGAGGCACTTCCACCCGCGAAATGTCCACCGACGAATATTTGAAACAGAACAACCGCCCCAATTCCTCGAGCTATTAGAACCGACAAAACAATAATTACATGACATGTTATTCATTCATCCGTCATGTAATTATTCAACCAAATCAAACGGAATTGTCTTCAATATTTCTGTTATGTGATGAAATATGGTGTCCGTCGCTATAACCGCGTCATTTTCACGATGCAATTCGTAAGACGGGTTCATAGAAGATGAAGAGAACACGGGTCGTTGGGTATACCCCCGTATTTCCAAGTAGCGACATATTTCTCTGTACAACAACATAATATCTATGGTGTGATGATACTTGCGCAAACATTCAATGAAGGCGTTCGTGAAAGCTCCAACCGACTGTTTCAACAGTATATTATACGTGTCTGAACTCTCTTGATCATCTTTGCAGCCACTAAACATGAATATGTTTGGATTTTCAATGACCACTTCGTCCACCATTTTACGAGTATATTGTGTTGGAGATAAATACTCGAATGCCCACTGCAAATTACAAATTGTGCCGCTGTGGCAACAGTCGAATATAATCAACGCTCTACATTTGATTTCTTTGATGAACATGAACAACTGAATATCGCGAATAGGACCGTACGTTTTGAAATCTATCGGAATAATAATATCGTCGATACCCTGATGTTTAATACTTCCTGGGTCCGGTATTTGAGAACCATGTCCGCTGTATTGTATCCATATTTCATCTAATTGAGAACTTTCTTCTACGATCATACGTATATTGGTCAAAATGTTCTCACCAGTAGGCAAATGTAAAGGGTCCGCTGCCGGGTCATCCCTCAGCATAATGATGTTGTCGGGATCGTAATTGTACGCATCTATCAACATGTTTCGAATATTTATAACATCGTCAACACATCCCTTTAATGCAACTTCTGGAATAGAAGTGTAATCAATACCGATAAGCAGTGCCTTTTTCATGTCGATGTAGTATAATATACTAAAACAAAATACCATATTCAAAATATATTACGTGGAGTACTGGTGTATACAATATCTACAGTCATAGTATAAACGGTATGGCAGAAAACACAAAAATTACTTTTCCGGTATATAGGATCTATCAACTGGATGAAAACGAAACATTGAAACGCATCATTGTCTTTTATGGAGATAATTTAGAACCCATTTTATCGTTAAGTGAAATATTTAGTGATATCGAAATTGTCGAGATTGAAGATCAGAAAACAGAAGTAATATTCTCCAAATTGCAAATACATCCCGACGACACAATTGAAACTGTTAAGATGAAAATAGCGATGGAACTACAGACCGTCTCCTATTTCGAAATCTATATTTATTCGAGAATAAGAAGTTCTCTTTACTTGGAAAAATTCTACAACGATGTTACCCAAAAAGAACAATCACCATTTACTCCCAACATGTTGGGTCAATTGCTCATGAATTTACAATGGAACAAGGAGAGTATCACTCAAATACCCGACAAGGATAATTATACCTACGAAGACCTGTTGAAAATCGTGGGGGAAACGCAAGAGAGGGAAATTCTCGTTCCCCTCGGAATGAAGTTCTCTTCCACCCGCAATTTATTGTTCTCAACAGATCCATATGAACTCCTGCCTTCAGATACCGTAGTATTTAACCAAACTGTCGAGAACCCTCTCTTGGCGTTTATGAATACTACACTGTTGAGTTACGGAGATATTTTAGAGAACAAGATCTATGTTTACTTTCTAGATAATGTTCTCGAATACGCCGTCAGAAACGAGATTGACGAGAAATACGTGGTACAACTATATTTTCCAGAATTGAAAGACGAGAACATCTCTTCCGCCGACGAACTTTTACAGAAAAAACAGGATCTTCTACAGAGAACCCGGAAACGCATCACGCCCGAATTGGTAAAACAGCATAAGACGGTCAATATGTTCTACGATATTCAACTATTGAGACCCTCGGCCACACAATTGAAATACGTGTCGCGAGGCATCCAAACGTTTGAAATCGTTTTTCATCCCGAAAGTAAAATTGTTCTCCCGCTGGAAGCCATTTTTAAAAATGTACACGCTACCGCGAAAACGCCGTTCATCAAATATAATCCCGGAAATCGAAGAGAAAATGTTTATCGTCTCTATTATGATAAGGTGTCCAAATCCGGCAAAAAAATTCCAGTACTGAAAAAGACACAGATTGTTTACCTGTCGAAACAGAGCGGAAAACCTCGACAGGTTTCGTTTTTCGTTGCCGCCGCAGGCGGAATTGAATTGTTCATCGATGTTAACCAGAACGGCGATGTTGTATTGCGCGGCGATTTCAACGATACGCCCAAAACTCCTAAAGAAATGACGGCTATATTCGAGGAATGGGTAGATCCCATTATCAACAGCATCAATGCGTTCCTACAACAAACGGGCTACAAATTGTACGTCTCATCCTCCTTCCTAAAGAACGAAACTGTTGAAATAGTCAGAATGAAATACAAATCCAAAATTGAGACGCCGGTGTCTTTCGATCTGAAAAGTTACATGAGCGGATTGACCAGTATTTTCGAAGTTCTCGAAACCAACGTCACAAAGGGCGCGTTGCTTCGATTTAAACGTGTTGATAATTACCGAAAAATGGACGCCATACAATCTATGATTACCGAAGTGTTGAAGAGAACAAACGACGAAGTCGCGGTCGTCAATTCGTTGATGTCGAATTACAGTCTAAATCACGACGAGGCTCTCATGCAAATCGCTAAATATTTCAACGACCATATTCGGATCCAGGGAAAATACGTCAACAAATCATTGGACGTCGCCGACAATCCCGGATTTCCGACAAGTATGAAACTCAACATGGAGAACTTGTTCATCGAGATCGACAATATCACTTCGATCGACTACATCGAAATCCTGGAATGTTACATCGACAGTTTTGTATTGTTTACCCAACATCCCGATGATTTAGGAATATCTGTTGAAAAAATCAAAGGCCTGTTCTCCGGTCAAATCAAAGAAACCAGTAAAATTGCCGACAAACCCGAAACGGTAATCATACCGGCTACTGTTGAAAGAATACAGCCTCTCCAATTCGCTAAAAAGTACGACGATGAAGAAGAGGACGAAGACGACGACGACGAATTCGAAGGCAAAATATTCTTTGACGACGAAGACGAAGACGAAACCGAGGTGTCGAAACAGGAAGAGGAACAAACGGGAGGCGTCACTTCCGAGAACGAAACCTATTCTAGATATTTTCTACAGAAAAAGAAAAAACTTGAGCCCAATCTGTTTCTCACTGCCAAGGAAGGACAATACAAGGCATATACCCGTGCATGTCCGCTTCAAAGACAACCTGTTATTTTGACCGAAGAAGAGAAGCAGAAAATAGACAAAGAGAACCGCGACGCCTACACCTACGCCGTGAAATATGGAACGAACCCCGACAAAAAATACTGGTACGTTTGCCCCCGTTTTTGGTGCATGAAAACGAACCAACCAATATCCGAAGATCGTGTTAAATTAGGCGAGTGCGCGGGATCCGTTCGCGAATTCACCAGTTCCGATCACGTAAAAGACGGAAAATACATAAACCATTACCCCGGTTTTTTGCCTAAAGATACCCACCCCACTTCCTGTGTTCCTTGTTGTATGCGAAAAAACTGGGACACCAATGTTCAACAGAAAATTCGCAGACAAGAATGTGATATTGATGACGAAAACGACATCACGCGGCCGGAGGCCGCCGCCGCCACCGAAGCGGAAGACGCGGCGGAACCGGTTTCTCAAAAAAAACTGAAACCCGCCGTCCTTAAAAAAACGGACACTTCGAATTTATATATCGTCGGGTTCGACAAATACCCCATTCCTAAAGAACGGTGGGGATTTCTCCCCCCTGCCATCCAAATGTTTCTACAGATCAATTATAATGATGTCATTGTGAGAAAAACGCCGTCACTCATTAAACCCGGCAGCACCACGTTTCTGAGATATGGTGTTGAACAGTCCAGAAACCAATCCTTCATTGGATGCTTTGCGGACATATACGCATCTCTAAATCATTACAAGGACGACAATAAACCGATCCCCACAATCAAGGAATTCCGCACCACCTTACAGAAATCAATCACGCTCGATTTGTTTCTAAAAGCACACAACGGTTCTCTTGTAAGTATCTTTCAACCCGCGAAAATACAGTTGAGCACAGAAATAATTCATAAACACGTCAACACCGAATTCTACCGAAGGATAGATCAAACGGACGAAGCACAAGTGGATTTCCTAGAGGATACTGTTGCCGCCTTCGAGAACTTTTTACAATATATCGGCGACGACGACGCCCTGATTGACCACACCTATATGTGGGACATAATTACGTCCAACAATCCCACTCTGTTTCCCAACGGACTTAATTTGGTCGTCCTGGAAATCGCCGACAACGACATTACCGACAACGTCGAGATCTTGTGCCCCACCAATTCCTACATGGACAAATATTATGATCCGTCTCGCGAAACCGTAATTCTGCTGAAACATAACGAATATTATGAACCGATTTACATGTACAATATTACCACCGCAACAGAGAAAACATTGATTACCACGGCAGCCTTTTCATCGGAAACCTCGCCGCCGGAACTGAAACGCATACTCTCCATTATCCAGAAATCGAATAATAAATACTGTAGAGGTTTCCCCAGTATGCCCAGAGTATACCAATTCAAACAGAATATTCTCGCCGTAAAATTACACAACATCTTGAAAACATATCAGTATCATATTGTCTCACAGGTTTCCAATTATCGCGGGAAAATTATAGGTCTCATCACCTCTGTCTCGAAAGATACGCCGTCGTATTTCGTTCCGTGTTTTCCGTCTTCACAAGTAACCGACACCTCTACAGTTATTCCTGTTATTTTCATGGACGACGTCAAATGGCAACCTTATGATAAAACCCGCGACTTTCTACTTTCCGTTGCAAAAATGACTAAAGGAGAAGTTCTCTCCAACCCGGCATTTAAAGTGGTAGAACAAAATCTCATTATCGGAATGTTGACCGAAACCAACCAGTACATTCAAATCGATCCGCCCATCGCAAACAATGTCGAAGATGATATACCCGTATACAATTCTGTTGGCTACGGTGAATATTTCGACGTGGATAAAACGTTGGCCACCAAAACGACACCCGATCCGGAGAGAACCCAAGTAACCAAACGCGTTTATCTAGAAACGCAATTCTACACCGCCTTCCGAACAACTGTACGTATCATCTTGAATGAATTCCATAACCGCAAAGTTCGCGATAAAATCATTCAGTGGATAGAAGACGATAAACAATTCTATCAAGTCAAATTGAAGAAAATAGATATACTGTTGAGAACCATCATGTCACCACACATCGTTTTCAACGATATTCCGCCCGAATTGTTGGCGGAGTTCGGCGAAATTTCCACCTGTATGTCCGACTGTAAAGAGAAAAAGTATTGTTTGGTGAAACAGGGTGGAGAGTGTGTTCTCATTTTACCCAACAGAAATTTAATTACGGGCGAAGAGAACCAAACCTCTTATTATAGCCGAATTAGTGATGAACTGTTGAGATATAAACGGATACAGATGTTTCTGTTGAAACCCAAGAAGTACCTGAATATCACCGACACGGAATACAAGATCAACGACAGAGAATTTATCCTTATACAGTCACTCTTGGACGGGAATTATTTCGACAATCTAGAACCCTATCAACTCAATCAATATGTGACGAATATACCTTACGATACCGCAACACCAATCATCAGCCAAAAATATTCGTCGAATGTTTCTCTGAAAGATCAAACCGATAATATAGTGTTGAAGGAAACCAATAAAGACGGCGATTACATGACAGAATGTGTAGAAGAAGTTCTCCCCGCCATCGTCGGAAACGACCGCAGTTACTGGCCAAAAATATTCCCTTTGAATTCACAGGAAATCGTTTTCAACACGACCGTCAATTGCACCTTTTATCTGTTGATTGAAATTATACGAAAACGCACCAAGATCATTACCTCCATTTCCGATTTAAAATCGGTTCTCATAAAGAAGTATAGAGAACTTCCTCAACACGCGAATAAAATACTCAGCATTTTAGCGAAACAAGGAGGGAAGAAAAAACTTGTCGAGAAAGTAGTGTCGAACCGTATTACACTTGAAGATATGATCATGAGCGAAGAGTATTTCCTCACCAATCTAGATCTGTGGGCGATTTCTTCCATCCTTAATCTACCTATTCTGTTGTTCTCATCCAAGAATTTAGAGAACCTATTGTTGAATGTAAAATGGATAACTTTAGGAGGAAATCGAGAGAAGAGTGCGTTTTTCGCGGTTCGTTCTTCCATTGAGAAGGGGACTGTGCCACAATACCACCTGATAAATCCGTCTCATCGCTTGAATAAACTCAACAATAATTTTTACGGAATGATTAACAATCCCGAGTACGCGGAGAACAATCTGTCTTTTGAAACCTATCTGGATACACATAATATTGCCGTCTAAGAAAATTTTGTATCTTGTTATGATATATTATGTATAGCATAACAAAATACACGTACAAACAAGCGAAGAAATTGGGCGTTACCGTAAAACCGTCGACCAACAAAACCAAGAAAATCGACGTTTTCAGGAAAGATCGTAAAGTGGCATCTGTTGGGGCTCTCGGTATGAACGATTTTCCGACGTATATCAAAAAAAAAGGGTTGAAATTCGCCAAAACCAGACGAAGACTGTACAAAATTAGACACGAAAAGGACAGACATGAAAAGGGAAGTGCCGGCTATTACGCCGATAAATTATTGTGGTAATTGGTGTAACTAAAATCCTAGATCGTAATCGTCATCGATAACACCGATATCGCTTTTCCTTACCGCCAACAGATTATTCTTGATCACTACGTTGTTCTTCGAACACACATCGGTTGGATCCTCCAATGCACCGAACATCTTGTCGATCTCCTTTTGCCTCTCAACAGTCTCTACTTCTACGTCGTCCATATTATTCATCTCTTCCATATCCATCACGAGTTGGAACGATCCCGTTCCGAAATATCCGGTTTGTCCCATCATAATATTCGCCGACACGCCGCGCATGTGGTCAAAATCCGCATGGCGCGATGCGTTCAGTAAAACTTCCGTGTGCACTTCGAACGTTGCTTTTGAAATAGGTCCAATATCATCGTTCAAAATACCCGATCGGAAAATAGACACCATATTTTCTGTTGAAGTCATCCTGTCGACCAGCACACTCAAATGATGGTAGTTGATGTATATGCCACCACTGAACTCCATCACTTCCGAGAATTCGTTGAATATGATTTGTCTCGCCGCTTCAATTCCCAACACGTCGAATATCTCCTTGATGTCGTTACTGTACGTTCGGTTTGCGTCTATGTAATCGAGTGCCATCACTTCCATCAAATTCGTTCCTGTTGTATCCAGCACCCAAGTGTCTTTACGAACATATTTGCCCTCGTCTTTTATAACGTTGTTCTGTAATTTACGTGCCGTCACGTTCTTGATCTTTTGTACGCCGCGCAAAACGACGTTGTTCAAGAGGGCGTCTTGGAAATTGCGCAACAGGTATATATCGTCCGACTGATCAAGAGTATCCGGAATTCCCTTTTTCTTATTCTTATTCAAGATGGAACTGTTAAGTCTAATGCGGAAAACGAGATTGTTGTCGTTGTAGTCGGAATATATACAGCTGGTCTCGTTACCGTAAGAGTTGGTTATCGCAAAATGAATATCGTCCATGGTGATGTTCTTCTCGAGAAGCGCCTCCGCATCGATCTCCATGCGGATCATCCACTTCGATTTATTTTGTGTGTCCGCTTCTTTCTCTTCTCCAGAGACGCCTAAACATTCTTCCAACATGTTCTCGAATTCATAATACTGTTGCATCAAAAGATTGTCTTCTTGGATCGTCGTCGCTCGGTCATTCGGATCGAAACATATCTGCACCGATTTGACAATATTTATCAGTTTCGTGTGTTCCAACATATTCGAGAATTGTGTCGCCTTGTTCTTATCCGTCTCGTCTTCCGGTTTCAAATGAATTGTCAGTGACGGGTTCTTCGGATTTTTCGTTAATCTCAGGATTTCCTCTATGCGAGGAACACCTCGAGTTACATTGGATTTGCTCGATATCCCCGCACTATGAAAAGTGTCATTTAGACAGAGAGCATTATAAGTGTCAAAAGTTCGAGTTTCTTCAACAGTCAGGTCATAGGCATATTCGGTAGTATTAGGAACTTGTTGAATTTTTACGACCTCGTCAAATTCCAAGTCCATCATGCGGCCATTTCTATCTTCAAGATAGATTTTACCATCTATACAATTGGGGAGAGTGAGGCCAAAACGGTTATACTGTAAATTGTATTTTTTCTCGCGTAAAACCATTACACGTGCCTGTTTCTTTTGTATCGATAAGTTCAATATGTCGGCAAATTTATTGGCCTGTTGATTACTAAATCGTAATAGATATGATTGACGAATATTCTCCGGTTTTGTACCACGATTATTGCTTTCGACTTTGCGTGGTTTATGTATTTTTCCCATTACACCTAGGTTCTTACACATGATTTGTACATCGAGTAATAGTTTATAGGATACTGAAGTCGCTGTAATATCAATATCATTCACATATCCATCTCCGGAAATGTATGCATCCAAGAAACCGCGAATACATTCCGGATTTGAAAACACGATCCTTTCCGAGACGAATTTATTGTGACTTAGTTTTCCACACAAGATTTCCATGATATGACACATAATTGTACTGTAGATGCGAAGGTCGGTACTCGTCCATCCCTCTTGGATCTTATTGATATGAACATACTTCTTCGTCGTTAAATTGTATTTATCACAAACTCTTTGAATAGGTGCAAAATATTCCGCGTCGTTGTTAGCAATCGATATTTGGTGTTTGGTCATGCATCCCTCCGCCGCGTACGCACCGACGAAATAACCGAAATCATAATCTAACTCGATTTTCTCCGGGATCATATAATTGCAGATATTGTTTGTTGTAGTGTACACCATTCCAGGTTTGTGATCTATGGGAATATTCGTATTTTTTTTTTTATTTCCCTTTACAACTCGGTATGCACTATCGCTTCGATTATACGGAAGAGTGAACTTCTTTCCGTGGTATTTTGACCACCAAAAATGGTCGTCCACCACTTCACGCGCCTTCTCAAGTTCGCTCGTGTAAATGTATTTGGATGTAGGCAAGATCTCCTTCAAATCGATGATGTGGCTCGTCTTATACTCTAGCGGTTTTCTCGAACACGGCAGGTAATCTCCCACTTTCAATTCGGATCCGTTGATGCCTTGGATCTTGCCGTCAATCAGTTTCAACAAGGATTTCGCCTTGGTCACCGTGATTTCGCGACAACCAGCCGTAGTGACCTTCAACATCGTATTTGTTCCGTCTTCGTTAATCACCGGATGTTTTGTAACAGCCTCTATTCTTCGCCAAACCGTCTCGCCGTCTTCGGTCGAACAAGGAACCTCGTAGTAATCATTCAATTCCGCGTATGTCGTATCCTTATCCTTCATGTATTCTATTTTAGGCGAAGTCTTAATTCCTAAGTTCGTGAAATCTCCGATCTGAACCTTGGATATTTCTCCGTGTTGATTTCTCACCAAGATCTCAGTTTCGTAGGTAACCGAATTAAGCGTCAGCTGCGTAGTGGGTTCACCTAATGATTGACCCGCAATAATACCGACCATTTCACCTGGATGGACAATCGCCTGTTTATATTTCAACAGTATGGTTTCCAATAATACGACCAGACCCTTGCGATGGAACCTCTTCACCGTAAGCAATTCCTTCGGAGTTAAGTAGTAGTAATAGAGGACCTTGAATAGAGACGTGGGCTGAACATATTGGATTTTGTTGAGTTTCTCGAAATACTCTTCGAATAGTTGGAAAGCCTCCAGAGGTGTGATGTCGACAATAGAATTCGAATTGAGATTGAGCTGTCCCTGGATATTCTGTATGATGTTTTGGAATGCCACCGGCACCTTTACAGTATTGTCGCTCTTGTTCTTGAACACCGCGTCTATCACACTGGTCCTCCAGTCAATCATCTTTTCGATGTATTTCTTACACATGTCTTTCGTGTCGGTTCTTTGCCGTTTCAAACGAGTAACTGTGCTCTTGCTGTATACACCGAGCAGTTCATTGTGTTGATCGTTGATGCCGATGATATCGTAATGCAAGTAAATGTCTTCGGTACTTAGTCCAACCAACGGGATCGCCTGATTTTCAATACGTGTCGAATCGAAGCCGTCATCGCCGTACGCGAACTGGATGATCTTACCCTTGTTGTTTCGAACAGTCATATCGTACTCTACCTTCAGATCTTCCAAACCCTTGATCAAACGGCGCTGGATATATCCGGTTTGGGACGTTTTTACAGCGGTATCTATGAGACCAATACGGCCACCCATTGCGTGGAAGAATAATTCGGGGGCCGTTAATCCAGAAATGTACGAATTCTCGATGAAACCGCGGGCATTGGGCGTATCGTCGAATTTACTGAAATGCGGGAGAGTACGACTGTCGAAACCATACGCAATTCGTTTACCGTCTACATTGGTTTGACCCAAACACGAAATCATCTGTGAAATATTCAAAGGACTGCCTTTCGACCCCGAATTTACGATCATGACAAAACGATTGGTTTTGCTCAAAGATTTACGACCGATCTTACCCGATTCATTACAGGCTTCGTTCAGAATATTGTTGACGTTACTCTCGAACTCGTTGAAATTCGTCGATGCCGTATTATTCTCGAAAATGCCTAAATGAACCTTGTCGATCAAACTCTGAACCTCCTGTTTTTGCCTAGTGATTACCTGTAGAATACGGTCCTGTGTAGTCTTGTTGGCAATGAGATCGCTAATCCCAACACTGAATGAACTCGACTTCATATACTCGGTTATAACGTTCTGCATATTATCAATGAACTTCGTCGCCTCCATGCTTCCGAAATCGTTGCATATACGATGAATAATGCCCTTTGATGTTGAACCCAGTACCGACTTCTCGATCTGACCCCGAATATATTTTCCGTTGTGGATCTCCAAGACATTGTTCGTTGTTGCGTAATCGTCGGCGTCGTCGTCGTACAAATTCGTCTTGTACTTCAATGTAACCGGCGGCAATATCTGCGAAATAATATCGAAACTACTTATCTTATTCCCCTTTTCACGAAGAGCCTGGACATCTACGTGCGGGTACATCATCAAGAGGTTCATCGCCTCTCTCGGTGTGAAATTTATGTTTTGTCTCGTAAAACGATAAGACCCGATCATACCATCCTGGAATATACCGATAATCGGCGAATTTCCAGAAGGACTTATCAATTGGTGTTGAATTGCTGCTAAATGACGCAACTCGGTTTCTGCTAATATATTTTGGGGCATGTGCATATTCATTTCCATGAAAAGTTTTACAGGCTCAGGGGGAGCCACCTGGTCTTTCGCACCAGGATCGGACTGTATCTTAGGCCAATTCTGGATGACTAATCCATCATTATTGACCGATACCCGTTCAGTCTCTGAATGCCTACCATACTCTTGTCATAACGAGGTTAGGTAGTAACACGGCTGATTGCCCAATCCTTCACATTGTCACCATTGGGGTAGGCTATTAACCTAGTTCCTCTTTGCACATTTCTGCGCTAGAGTGGTAGTGAAGGCTCTAAGGGGTTTCCAGCAACAAGGTATCTTGCCATTCTATTAATTCATTTATAAAGGTTATCGCTCTTTCTTTTATTTGTGATATTGGTTCGAATTTTCCGACGAAGCTGGTTTTCACTTTTTGTATAACTACTCTTACATATTCATAGTTAAGTTTGTTATTCCTAACAATATGAATATATTTATCTATATCATTTTTATCTACAGTAACATCTCTAAATCGGTCAAACTTCTTTTGCAAGTGTTGTCTCTGCGCATTTTCCATAAGCTTCTTACGAACGTCTTCGCTGTTAGTTGCTTCTTTTAATCTCGCAGAAATCAACGCCTTGGTATCATCGCTTCTCTTTGAACCACGTCTAGGTTTAGCTGTGGGCTGTGGCACCAACGTTATCGTTTCTGTTTTCAATTTACAGAACGTTCTGCCCCCGTCAGTTAAATTATAGCCATTTGGAAATTTTGTATTAAGTTCTGATATATACTTTTGTTCAAGTGTGTCCAACTCCTCTATTTCACATGTTAGGAGTAATTCACACTTGAATTTATCAGAACCATACTTTTGTATGGAAGAATTTAAATAGCGGCTCACATTCTTTTTGTTCGAAAAAGCTTCGTGAATATGATCTTTAAATCTTCCCATATATCCAAATGGTCTATATTTAGCGTGGTTCAATCGATGAGTTCTAGTTTGACCGATGTAAGATTTGTTTGTTACTGTATTTGTTATTTTATATATTTCGCCCCTAACTTCGTCAAATTCATCCAATCCCAATATCATTCTATTGTTATATAGCGAGTTACCTTTATATTGTTATTAATAATAATGACTAGGCGATTATATTGTCTTCATACTTTTATGCGGAAAGCATGAGACAGTAGATATTACACTGTTTTATCTCGTTAAGTATTATCTACAACTTAACGAGCAGTCGCCTGTTGGGAACAAAATTTATCCCCATCAAAGTCGGCATTGTATGGCTTAGTTACACTAACGTTCATACGGAACGTGTCGCCCCGCTTCATGATTTTGACGATATGACACATCATCGACATTCGGTGTAAACTCGGTTGTCGATTGAACAACACGGCGTCTCCGTCCATCATGTGTCTGTGTACCACGTCACCATTCTGCAGTCGGATCGAGGACCGGTCAACGTACCTCAGCGATATGTTCTCGCCATTACGTCGCTCCAGGATCTTCGCGCCCGGATACACTTCGGGACCATTCTGTATCAATTTCAACAGGAAATCTCGGTTTCGATCATTCACGATCATCGGTTTCGTGATATTCATCGCGATCTTCAACGGAACTCCCAACTGCAAAATCGACAAGTTCGGATCACCGGTAATCACGGAACGAGCACTGTAGTCGACGCGTTTTCCCATCAGATTTCCACGAATACGCCCATTCTTGCTGTTGATACGTCCCATGATACACTGTAGAGGACGACCGGATCGCTGCGCCATCGGAACCGCGCCCTTCACCTTGTTATTCACAATCATCGCAATATAATACTGTAGAACATTCGTCAGACCTTCAATCACATTCGGCGAAGAGTTGGCACTCAGTTTTTCGTTCAAATCCTTGTTGATTTTTATTATATTACTATAGATATGGGTTAAATCGTCCTCGCTGCGCTGTTGAGCGTCGTGTTTCACCGAAGGTCGCACCGCGGGAGGAGGCACCGGCAAAACCTGACACACCATCCATTCGGGTCTCGACCAAAGAGGACTGAACCCCATGAAAGACACGTCTTCGTCGGAAATACGCTTGAATATCTTCAGAATGATCTCCGGGGTTATGCGCATGTTGACTTTTTGTCCGGCTTCGCCGTCTTCTGTACTGATATTGTCCCACACGGCGTATATCGACGCCATTCCTTCCAACTTGACCTTGTCCGGCTGTTTGCAGCCACACCCATCGTCGGTCTTTTCTCCACACCTCTTTACTTTGGATGCGGCGGCGTATACGTATTGCCATTTATCTTCCGCCTTCATTTTCAACACGTGCAAATGATCCTTTTTGTTAAGTAGTAATTTACTGCATTTGAAACATACACATTTACATATTTTCATGATCTCTTTGATATGTTGAATGAAGAATACGGGTCTCGCCAAGTTGATGTGACCGAAATAACCTGGCGTATCGATATATGTAAAACCATCGGTTGGACATATAATACCCGGTTCCAAGACGCCCATTCTTGGGTCGAACAGTCCACCCAAAACCGGCTTGTTGTTGATGTACGTGTCTCGCGAAGTCACTTCGACCACCGAATTTTTGCGAATTTCTTCCGGGGACAACATACTAAATTGAACACCAATAATCCTCGACGGAGTTTTATATTCGTTCATTTTCGTATTTTCAAGTGACATTACTAAAAGTTATATCTATATGTATAACATCTATATTATTTATGTCCTTTTCAATTTTTTGTATTATGCGAATTCGGTAATTCGAGTAAAGAAAGACCAAATTATTATTACACCTTTGCACAATTAAAATGCCCATAAAATGGGCGTTTTTGAGTGATAAAGGGGTAAGGCTTTGCGCAAAGGTGTAAAATGGGTCGTCCATTACTCAAATCTATATGGATGTTGGACGTAGTCCCATTTCGTATAATTCTTCAACGCTGTAAACAGTACATTCTACATAGATAATTTGGTCTTGCCATACATAATGTAGAAAGACCAAATTACACCTTTGCACATTCGAAATGCGCAATGGTGTAAATATTTTCATATTTGTATCTTATATTTGTATACCACTTCTCAATCCAATATAATTTACAATTAACGGATCAATCCTATAAACAATCAATTCTTTCGCTTTTCCTTTATTGAAAATTTCAATATCAATTGTTGTATCTATATATTTCAATTTATCGAGAATTTTCGCAGCACTTTTGTTATTTATTAAGTACCCGTGCATACCCGACGAAATGCCATCAGGTATATTATATATGTTATCAACTATATGTTCTCCTAAATTACCGTTAATACCTAAAAAAAGAAAATCGAAATCGATATTCCTAATTTTTGTCAATGTTTCATCTAAAACTTGTAAGAAATTATCGTCTAAACCAAAATCGTCTTCGAAAACAACACTATATCCTTCTTTTCCGCCGTGTAATACGGTTTCGTAGATTTTCATGTGACTTAAATAACACCCAACTTCTCGTTTTCGTATTTCGGGATCGGAACTTAGATCAACGTAGGGTGTGCTTGGTTTATTATTTGGCACCAATACCCCATTTTTAACCATTTCGTCCATATCTAGATTTTTTCCAACTACTGCGTCGAGTAAATGAACATTTTTAGTGTTGAAATTCTTTTCTTTTAGTTTTTCAATCTGGGTTTCTATGTTTTTCATTCTATCTTCGCCTCGCATAGTTATAATGTAAAAATCTACATCATCGATTATTTCAAAATTTTCTATTATTTCACTAGCAATGTAACGGCTACTAGCGATATAACAGCAAGTAAATATTATTACCAACAGAAATGAAAAATAATATATGTTTTTCAACCGCATTGTATCTAATACTGCTAATATACTAATTGGCGATAAAAAATTGATCGCCTTTTTCTTCTATTGGAATTATGATACCCCAACACCCAACAGCATAATCATGGATAATAAGAAGCCCACCAAGAAAGTTTCCGTCAACAAGAAAGACGACAATAAAAATAAAACCGATAAAAAGGTCGCCGTCAGAGAAAGAAATGATCGTCGTCGTGTCTATGATGATGATGATGACGATGACGACGACGACTATGACAGCGAAGACTGTTCCGACAGCGAGGATATCGAAGACACGGAGGATGATGACGAAGACAGCGACGACTACGAAACGGTTTCAGAAAGCGACACGGACGAAGATGATGAGGAGGAGGAGCCTCCTAAAACCCCGGTCAAGAAATCCAAGAGTAGAATTATAGAGAGCGACGACGACGAAGACCAACAGGAAATGTCCAAGTACGAAATTCGCAAGACGGTAAGTGAAATGTTTCCCTCCAAATATATGAAAGAACGTGTCAAAAATACAAAGAAAGAAGAAGAAGAAGTTGTCGAAAAAGCCGTCAAGAAAACATCTAGCAAGAGTTCTGTTAAAAAACCCACGAAAAAGCATGATGACGACGATGACGACGACGACGAGGATCCGAGAGGAGGTGTATATAGTATTATGTTGTCTCTCAACGACGGTGACGACGAGGATTACGAGGACGAAGAGGAAGCATACAACGAGGACGAAAACGAGGAGTGCGACAGTGACGACGAAAAAAAGTTCATGCGCGAATCGTACCAGCATTTTGAAATCCCGGAAGAAATGACAGAGAAGTCGTCGCGCAAAAGGGACGACAGAAAGACCAAGAAGTCGCGCAAACACAAAAAGCGAAACAACAGCGACAAGAACAACGAGAACGAATTGGTCAATATCCAAGAAGAATACATCGAATTGGTGGATACCAAGAAACAACTCATTGAACAGCTTAGATTGAAACCGAAGAACACGGTTCTACGCAATGCTGTTGAAGAATGCAACAAGTCGATCAAGAAACTCGTTCAAAAGACGCGTAACCGCAATGCGAAGAATTACCACAAAATGATCCACAGCGGCAAGAAGCCCGTCAATGAGATCGATTACTTCAAGAAGAACCTGTCGAATAAAGAACAGTTGCATATCATGAAGGATCTCGAGGAAATCAATAAGACGCTCAACACCGAAAAACCGCAGAGATTGACGCTGTTGGAATCGAGTATCCCGACCAAGTTCAAGACGATCGCTCTTCAGAAACTCAACATCCTGAAGTATATGGAACCCGGCGACGGCGAGTATTTCAAGATCAAGAACTGGATCGATACTTTCATGCGCATCCCTTTCGGCATTTACAAGAGTTTGACTGTTAAGATGGATGACGGCATTGACGCCTGTCACGACTTCATGCAGAAATCCATGGACACTCTCGACAATTGTGTTTACGGACTTAAAGACGCGAAACTGCAGATCATGCAGTTGGTCGGACAGTGGATCTCTAATCCGTCCTCGATCGGAACCGCCATCGCTATTCACGGCCCCCCCGGCTGCGGAAAAACCAGTCTCGTCAAGGACGGCATCAGCAAGATCTTGGGACGCGAATTCGCGTTCGTTGCGCTCGGCGGAACCGGCGACAGCAGTTTCTTGGAGGGACACTCTTACACTTACGAGGGAAGTACATGTGGCCGAATTGTTCAGATTTTGGTCGAGAGTAAGTGCATGAACCCTGTCATTTATTTCGACGAATTGGACAAGATCAGTGATACGCCTAGGGGCGAAGAGATTGCGAATGTGTTGACGCATTTGACGGATACGACGCAGAACAGCGAGTTCCACGACAAGTATTTCTCCGAATTCGATTTCGATCTCAGCAAGTGTCTGTTCATCTTTAGTTATAATGACGAGAGCAAGGTGAACCCGATCTTGAAGGATAGAATGTATCGCATTGCCACGAAAGGATACGAAGTCAAGGAGAAGATCATTATCGCCAGAAACTACCTTTTGCCGAAAATCCGCGAACACGTGAAATTTAGCGAAACTGATGTGGTGATCAGCGACGAAATTATTCAGTATATTGTTTCTAATCGCAAGTTTACCAAGGAAGAGGCGGGAGTTCGCAACTTGAAGAGATGTTTAGAGATCATTTTCACCAAACTGAACTTGTTTCGATTGACGAGACCTGACAGCAATATATTTGGAAAGGAGATGGATATCAAGGTAGAGTTTCCATTTACGGTGACTAAGTCGAGTGTAGATAGTTTAATCAAGGGCGACGAAGACCAGAACCAGAGTTTGTTAGCCATGTATGTGTAAGTAGGTAGAAGTGTATTTGTAATTCGTAATTGTAATTTATTTTTTTATTTTGGTATTGTATATATAACAATGATTACGGGATATGGAAATTGTCAATTTTACGGTTCCGGAGTAGTGAAGTATGTGAATACCAGTAGTTCCGGGTCTGGAGGAGCTGGGGGGGTATCAACCGTAGACGATCCTACATTAGTTCGATTTTACCAGTTTAATGCGGAGGATATATCTCAAAATAAGTTAGCGGGATATGTTAATGGTGTCCGCACATACGACGCCTCGCTCGGGTTTACGCCGACGATCAGCACGACGAATTCGTTTGCTACGGGGAGACCGTATATTAGTTTTAATGCAAGTTCCAGCTTAACGCCTATTACTTTACCCGGTCTTCAATTCAATCAAGTGTGCACGGTTTGCTTTTGGATGAAATCAAACAGAACATTTACCGGAACTGGTCAAAGCACTGTTGTGTCCATGATTACAACCACTGGTGGAGCACAAGGCTACAGTTTTACACCTTCAAATACTAATTCGGGTAATAATAATATATTGAACCCTTTTATAAATGGATGGCAATACAATGAAACTTTTAGCGGAACCTTTAATTGCAACGACAATACCTGGCATCATTATGCGTTGGTCGTTAATAAGGGTTCTGGTGATGTAGTTTATATTGACGGAAATTATTATAATGTTGCGTCAAGAAGCGGTTATTCCTACGTTCAATATGCACCTCTTTATAATATATTTTTAAATAAGTTCATTCTCGGAGCTGCATATTGGGAGACTGTATCTCACTTTGTGGGATCTTTGGGTGATTTCCGCTTCTATACAAAAGAACTATTGCCGATTGAGATCAGCAATCTCTATACTTACGGAACAATCAAACCCGCGACGAGTTTCACGACCCCGGTTCTCACGAATACCACTTTCCTCAGCCAACAGGTGTTTACGTATACGGGTGCGAACCAGACACTCACTATCCCGGCGACGGCTACGCATATGATAGTGTCGGCGTGGGGCGCTGGTGGTGCGAGTGCAACTACAACATCATTACATGGTGCTGGGTGGGGGACATGCATGTTATATTGTGTGGGTGGGGCTGGCGGTTTCACTCAAGCCATTTTCCCAGTAAATCCGGCAAACCAGTCAAATTATAATGTTATTGTTGGTGGTGGTGGAATTTCAACATTATCGACAATCACAGTACCTGGTTCATTTGGTGGAGGCGGTGGCGATAGTGCCGGAAGCGGAGTATGGCCTGTAACCACTGGAGGCGGAAGAAGTGCTATACAATATAGTTCAAACGATATTATTACTGCTGGAGGAGGAGGTGGCGGAGGGGCTCAATTTAATTCTGCAAATAATTATAGACTTAACGGTGGAGTAGGTGGTGGTCTTGTTGGTGGAAATGCGGATCAAGACCCAACGAATTATGTTGCTGGATTTGGAGGAACACAGATTGCAGGAGGTTCATCACAGCAAAACGCCGGAAGTAAATATACGGGTGGATCAAACTCAGGTGTTGGCGGAACCGGCGGTGGTGGCTATTATGGTGGCGGTGCAGGTGCTTATGCTGGTAACGGAAATAGTGGTTTTTATTTTGGCGGTGGAGGAGGCGGTTCTTCCTACATCGACACCACCGCGCTTAACGTATCGAGTATTACCACTATGCAACAGGCGTCGAAGGCCATTCCGGCCAACGTCGCCGGCATACCGGCCTCTTACGTGAATACTGTCGGATACGGCGGTGCCGAAGGCGGCACCAGTGGCGGCAATGGTCTCGTCGTTGTTACGTATTTGAACGCGGTTACAAATATAACAAGTCTTTATTCAGATCCCCTGCCTGCTGGCAAAACAATGCATTTAGATGCTGCCAGGTCATGGACTATAAGTTTTAACTCAGATAAGAGTGTGAGTGGCTGGAATGATCTTGCCGGAAACTATAATTTCACAACAATTGGCGGAGGCAACGGCTATAAAATGACATATGATTCTGTCAATCAAAGAATTGTTACACCCGATTATTTTTCACAATTTGGTTCTGCATCATTGTCTACAGTAAATTCATCAAGCAGTGCATTTTTACAATGTGTATTGTCAAGTAGTATTCCATTAACAACTGGAGGAACGTTTTATTGTGTTGTGCAAGTAAAACCTGGAACTACTAATTATAATGGTGGTCCGGTTACTATATCTTCCGAAACAAGTTCTGGTGGCTGTTTATATGGTTTCGGAGATGGAAGCACGATGTATTTAAATGCTCTTGGCAATAGTAGAGCGGGAGCTATAACCATTACTCCTCCAAATGGCGGTCAAAACTTTTATAATAAATGCATATTTAAAATTACAGTAACGACCAGTAACGTTTTTACTTATCAATATATCACATCTACAAATAATGTATCTCAAACGTATGGCGGAGGAACCAGAGGAATTGCAAACGCAATGTTTATCGGTGCAGGCGGTAAATTTGTTAGTAATCAATATTTTTTTAATAGTTTTGACGGTTATTTCCATGAAATTATATTTTATAATACTTTACTCTCTTCTGCAAATCAAACAACTGTTGAAAATTACCTTATCAATAAATGGTCTCTGTAATCCATCAATAATTTGATAAAAAATACTACAACCTCCACAAAAATATAATACAAACTTTAGTATTATATTTTTTATTTTGGTATTGTATATATAACAATGATTACGGGATATGGAAATTGCCGCTTTTATGGTTCCGGAGTAGTGAAGTATGTGAATACCAGTAGTTCAAGTGGAAGTGGAAGTGGAAGTGGAACTACTCCTCTTACTGGATCTCTTGCACCCGATTTGTATCAGTACTTGTGTCTTTCGTCTGACGTAAGCAATAACGTTTTATATAACTATGCAAAATCAACATGGGATTTAGGTATGTGGGGACCCGTTTCTACACTTGTTAGTTCTTCGAACGCTGGACACCTTGGTGCTGGGTATACTGCTTATACCACACCAAAAAATCTCGTAATTACTACAGAAAAAACGTTTCCAAGTGGATGTTTATACTATTACACAACTCCGTCAGATACTTCTACTGAAACTTGGCAAGGTGGAACTAATTATGCTAATGGCTGTGTTGCTTACGCAACAACACCAGTCACTTTACCTTCTTTAGCAACTGGATTTACATTTAGCTGTTGGTGGAACAATAAAAATATGATTGCTGGACGTAATCCATCCAATATATTTGTATTAACCGCTGGACAGACAAATCAACAAGTTACGGGGGGGTATTACTTAGAAGTTACGTTATTCCCAACTTCATCGACAGGGACAACAATTATTATTGTTTATAATAATGTAAGTGGTTATGGCAGAAAAGATATAGATGTATCAACTGCGATTAGTAAGCCTAATGACGGAATTTGGCATTTTATTGCTGTGAAGTTTTATACTACACATATAGATTTGCTAATTGACAATACATGGTTTAGAAATACAATAGCTGATAGTGCATGTATCCCCCAAAACAGAAGTTTATATTTGGCATCTGGTTTCAACTATGGCGATTGGGCTTCTACATTCTCTTGGGCCTATGTATCAAACCTATGTGGTTGGGGTAAAACTCTTTCGGACGCAGAGATGACCCAGGTTTATGCTACTTACGCAGCAAATAATAATTTGATCCCGGAAGTTTCTACTTTTGCCGGGACCTATGGAAGCATTGGATATACTGGTGATGGTGGATTAGCAACCAGTGCGCTGATTGGTCGTCCAACCAATATGGCTTATGATCCAGCAGGGTATTTATACTTTACAGAATATAATAGCAATGTAATAAGAAAGATTAATATGAGCACAAATATTATCAGTACAGTGTTAGGTAACGGAACTTCGTCAGCAAATACTGGTAATGGACTTCTCGCTGTCAATGCTAAGTGTGCAAGCCCTTTCGGTATATTGCTCGACGCTTCGAAAAATATTCTGTTCTTAGATAATGGTACATCATTACGTAAAATAGATGCTGCAACTGGTATTGTTTCTTTGGTAAAGACTGTATCTTACTCATATGGTATGTGTTACGATATAAATGGTAATATCTTACTTGGGGGTGCAAATGGAAGTGGATATTTCTACAGATTTAATAAAGATACAAATGGTCTTATAAGTGGAAGTAGTACAATTACTACCTATTCTACAACTGCAGTTAGTAGTTCTGATGTCTATAATACTTTTATATACTGCGATCCAAGTGGAAATATATGGTGTGGTCAAGCTAATTCAAATGCACTTGGATGTTTTTCAAGTACTGGATCATTACTTTTTAAATTTTCAACCACAGGACCATTTAGTAATGCTTATCCAACCGCATTAAAACCAAGCTCTGGAGCTGTTTTCATAAAACCAAACGGAAATATGTTATTGGCAATTTATGGTGTCGGCACTGGCAGTAGAATATATGAAAACAGTCCGGGTGCAGACGGACAATTCGGATTTGGTAGTTCATCTAGTTCAACCGGTTTCACAACAAAATTGGTTATTAATAATACTTCTGCTGGATCACCTAGACTAGTTACCCCGATGAGTGGCAACTACCAATTCCTTCCGGTAGGTAACGATTTATATCTCACACAAGATCAGAATGGTCATGTTATTACTAAGATTAGCAACTATAATGCACTTACATAATACAACAAGGTTTTATAACTACAACCTCCACAAAAATATAATACAAACTCTACTATTATATTTTTCGTAAATCAAAACAAACCCAAACCAGTATAAAGATTTCTCGCTATACTATACATGTTTCTTTTTCAACAAAATCCTGTGAAAATATCTCCAATACCGATCACATTCCCCCCTCCAAAAATTCCGTCCCCAACACCAAAAATTCCGTCGACTTCCATATCCCCCCAGTGCGACCACAAGATTATTAAAGACTGGATCGACCTCGATCCCGACAGAGGCAAAACCATTTATTACTGTGATAAATGTCTCTCCACGTTCACCAAACAAGGCGAAACCTATACTCTACAGTACGTCAATGAAGGCCCCCCATCCTATCAATTGCCGATGTAACTCTCTCCGCCTTTAGCATTTCCGCCACGCGTAGTCAATAGATCCGTCATCTTCTTATCGAGACAAAGACTGCCCTTCGAGTTGGTAAGACCGCTTCCTCCACACGTTAAATCCCCCTTAGCGTTGGAGAAGTAGTCGATAGGGGTTTCTTCTCCGTGTGGGTCACAGAATAATCCACCGAACCCGAATATCTTCGTACACGGCGTCTTCTTCTTGTTGTTGAATTGGGGAACACTAGGTGTAGACACCTCGTCCGTACTGGCAAAACCAATCCCCGACTGAAATCCTTCGTACGGATAATATTTTCGGTACAAATCGTTGATTACGTGAGGACTAAAAGATATGCTAGTCGACATTGAAACCGCAATCAAAATCAAAATTATAATGGTTGCAATTAAATAAAAACCTTTCATATACATATTTAGAAGATTTTTATTGCGGCTAAATAATATTGGGTTCAAATAAATATAAAAATATGTGTTGAAAATGTAATATGGCAAATCTCAACAATGAAGAAAAGGCTAAACTTAAAGATCTCGTCAAAGAAATGGGGGGCGAAGACAACACTCAAAATATTCGACAGGAAAAAAACAGTATCCAAATCCGCGACGACGTTCGTCGAATTGGAGTGTTGAGAACCCAACACGCCGACATGGTGGAAACCGATTTTCAGAAATTCAACGAACTCTGTCAATCCGAATGCCCGTTTCTCTTTACGAATTACACCAATATTTTCAACAAGGTGGTCAAGGACGAAATCGATCTTACAATTATGACTAAATTTTTGGTCGTTCTAAAGTTGATCGAGGACGGCAAAGTGGACCAACACGAAGGTTCTGTTATGATCGGGAAAATACTGAAAGAACTCTATTTGGACAGTGCAATTCGTACCGCGGATAATTTAGACAAGAAATACGAAGACGGCAAATTGCCGCCTGTTGAGGCTAAACAGATTTCGTGGAAAGAATACAAAAAACAAAATTTGGACAAAACCATTTAGAAAAACCCTACATTGATATCTATATGAACCGTTTGAACGATCCCCTGGTCTATTCTGTTTACACCACCCTAAAAGGAAAACATGTATCCACCTCACAGAACTTCGCCATCCTGAAAATCGCCGTCGCGGACCCCATTCTCAAAAAGAAATACGAGAAAAAGGCGGGGGCGCACAACAAGAACATCATGCACAACGAATTTTACGACTCCGGCTTCGACATCATGCTTCCCGACGACGTCACGTTCGAAGACGACCGATCGACTTTCGTCGATTTCGGGATAAAAGCGGAAATGTTGTATTGTAATTTACCGTACGATTTAGTGTTGAATTCGCCCTTTCTACTGCATCCCCGTTCCAGTATTTCCAAAACGCCCCTTATGCTCGCTAACCACACCGGTATTATTGACAGCGGTTATCGTGGCTCTATCATCGGCGCGTTCCGTAACTTGGACACGCAAACCGCATACAAGCTGGAGAAGGATAGTCGTCTTCTACAGATCTGTCATCCTTCATTGTGTCCGATTTTCGTCGTTTTTGTGGATGAAGATGCTTTAACAACTACTGAGCGTCAATCGGGCGGGTTCGGATCGACTGGATAAGAAAATGTGTAAAAAACAATGTGTCATCATATCCTATGATATCATGACACACCATCCGCCAGAAGTAGTACAAATATACAAAGGCAAATACTATAATAAACCCCAGAATGCGCAAAAGTTTTCCAAAGTAATCGTTTTTGATCTGGATGAGACTTTTGGCTATTTCTTCGAATTGAAAATATTGTGGAACTATATTACCTCTATTGGTCCGGATTTTTCTACACCGGATATTTTCAATGTTCTCTTGGACATGTATCCCGAGTTCCTGCGTTACGGTATAATATCCATTCTCGACTACATCTACAATAAAAAACTATCCGGGAAATGCCACAAGGTTTACGTTTTTACGAATAACAAATATGATCATTCTTGGGTAAACCTTATTCTGGATTATTTCGTATACAAACTCGACTGTAAAACCAAACTGTTCGACCAAGTCATATACGCTTTCAAAATTAACAATAAACAGATTGAGGTGAAACGGACAAAACAAACGAAGACTTACGAGGATTTCATCAATTGTACCATGTTGCCCTATTCTACAGAAATATGTTTCGTCGACAATAATTATTTCCCGGACATGAACAACGAACGCGTTTATTACATACAACCTCTGTCGTATTACCATAACATGAAAAAGGAGGAAATCATGTGTAGATTTATCAATTCCGATCTTTGGAAACAAATAAAAAACGTGAACTTGGGAATAAAAAGCATAAAGAGCGACCTGTTTCACGACTGTAGAGGGTTTCATATGAATTCGATGAAAATTGCTGTCGATTTTCACGTTGCCCAGAAAATTATGTTTCATATCAAGGAGTTCTTCTATTTTCCTAAAACCCATCAAAAGACGAAAAAGAATAACAGGAATTTGATATCGAGAACTACTCGCAAAAATCGGCCTTACGTAGAAAGATATTCATACACCGATAAAATCAACAGTTCGTCCGCGGACAATTTCTGGAAAGTGTAGCATTCGTCGAATTTATATTGGATAAAACGGTTCTGTGTATTTCTACAGAGAACATGTGTTCCGTTATCTTTGAAAAGTATGTTCATGACTATTCCTCCGTTGTTGAGTTTTTCCGGGGTTTTCTTGACTATCCACCGAACATGCTTTCCTTTGTGAAGTTCTCTTACCTCGTCAACATATCTGTATTCGGACAACTTCTTGTAAATTCCTTCTACCGTTTCGCTGGCAATGGGGATCTGTCGGACAATATCGTAGTTTTCCTGCATTATGGTCTTCAAGGTTTTGTTCTCCAGGAACTCGTTGGTTTTCTTTTCGACTTTACTCAACAGATTATTTATGTCGATGGTTGAGAACATTGTCGGATCTTCGATCGCTTTCTTGAGGATCTCTTCTATTTCTTCGTTATCCATTGGTGTATGGTCTATTATTGTCTATATTGTCTATATATATTTTACACTATAATGTAATAAAGTTTTACATTATAGTATATTGTTATGATTATTGCAGACAAGTATCGTATTATAGAAGAAATCGGAAAAGGCTCTTTCGGGACCGTGTATCGCGGAGTTTATTGTAAAAATGAAGAAATGGTTGCCATAAAAACGGAGCCGTTGAGAACATTGTCGAAACTGTTGAAACACGAAACTCGGCTACTGAAATATCTACACGAAAAGGGCTGCGATTTTATTCCTGTTGTGCATTGGTTCGGTGTTGACGACGAATTCACCTATTTAGTGATGACCTGTTACGAATATTCTCTAAAGGACTGTTTTGAAACCGTTGCTAAAGATGAAAAACTACAGAAACAAATTATGCGGGGATGTATTTCTATTTTAGAACATATACACAAGAATTTCGTGGTTCATCGAGACATCAAACCCGCGAATTTCATGTTGAAGGGGCGGAAACTCTACATCATCGATTTTGGACTAGCCACCTTTTTCTTGGATGAAAACAGAGAACATATTTCGGGAACATCTAGCACGATTGTGGGAAGTCTCAAATATGCGAGCTATTTTATTCACGATGGATGTGTTAATAGCCGACGAGACGATTTGATATCTTTAGGATACATGTTTTTAGCGATTTCTTCCCATCCCGACGGATTACCTTGGTCGGATCTTTGTGTTCTCGATGACGGAAAAACGCAAAATTCGGTTTTCCATTCCAACAATTTACTTAGAAAAGAAATGAAATCGTGGAATAATTTAGAAGGTTTTTGTTCAAATGAAAAAATCCGAAAATATATGGAATACTGTTATTCCCTGAAAATCGACGACACGCCTTTGTATGATTGTTTAGAAAAAATATTTGACACGGACTAAAATATTATCGAGAACGTACTATTGAGTTGCACTAGGTTTAGTATTTCTGTGATGAGTTGTACTAGGTTTAGTATTTCTGTGATGAGTTGTACTAGGTTTAGTATTTATGTCATGTTTAGTGGTTTTCATTCCTTCCATAAAAAACGGCAATTTCGCCTCGCTTCTACTCACCAAAAAATTATAACTTCCTAAAGCCAATGAAATAATAATTGCCAACAGTAAAAATATTATCGACGTTAGTTTTTTATTCATCTATATTTTACGGCGATAAATTAATATTACTGTCAAACAATATAAAAGAGAGTTCCTATAGTATTGTATAACAGTTAAGGTTTACATGAGTACTACAGACGAAACAACCGAGACAACTATGCCACGCATTATTGGACAAGTAAAGTGGTTTAACAACAAGGCCGGCTACGGATTTATCACCGTCAGTTCCGGTGAACACAAGGGTAAGGATATCTTCATCCACTACAGCGGTATTCGCGTCGTCAACTCGCAGTACAAGTATCTCGTTCAGGGAGAGTACGTCGAGTTCGGCCTCGTCAAGTCTACCTCGCCTACTCACGAGTTCCAGGCTGTTGATATCTCCGGTATCAATGGTGGCTCTCTCATGTGCGAGACCCGCAGTGTGAATGCTTCTCAATATCCTGTTGAGAGAAAACCCAATGTTCAGCCTCGCCGCCCCGTTGGAGCTGGAGGTAATCGCAGCAACAACAGCCGTCGTGAGGAGGCATCCGAGCACGTTGAGCAGTCTGGAGACTATACAGTCGTTCAGCGCCGTCGGGGACCCAATCCTCGCTCGAAGAAGCCTGTCGCTGCTGCTGCCCCCGCTGGAGAGGCCGCTACTGCTAGTATCTAGCCCATTGAAGATTTGAAACGCGCAATGGTGTAAACCTTTACAAAAACATATAAAAAATATATAGATTTTACTGTAAAACATTATAAAAATAATTTACCCAATAAATGCAGTCAAAATAATTTAGCAAGTGTTCTCGAGCGGTCAAAGAGGCTGCGCTTAAGATGCAGTGTTTACGACTTCGTGGGTTCGAATCCCACCGCTTGCAAAATATAAAACTATGTTGTGTTAAATTCTCACTGCATTTGTGCAGACAATTATTTTTGGTTCGTTGGCCAAGTAGGTTACGGCATCAGACTGTTATGTTGTATTATGTTTATAGTTATAAACATTAATGCGGCAGTTATCTGAAAATCGAGTGTTCGATTCACTCACGAACCGTTAAAATAACATTTTCACGAATGTTATTTTATTGAAACAACATAAATATATCCTTGTATATATATTAAACTATGGATACCAATGCATTATTGGAGCGGATTAAAGATTTGGAAAATCAACTGAAAGAAACAAAAGAACATTTGAAGAAATATACTGCTCCTACAAGAAGTAAAACATATTATGAAAACCATAAGGAAGATTTGCTCAATAAAATGAAAACATATACTCCTTCTCCTGATAAAATAAAAGAAAAAAATAGGAAAGCATATTTGAAAAGAAAGGAAAAGCTTAAAGAACAAGAAAATACAAATGGTATTATTTAGTCATTTTAATATATTTTACGTTAAATAGCTTAAAAATAATCTGTAAGTATAATATAATGGATACTCTAATAGAAGATCAACCGCTAGAAAATACTCTTACGATAATAAACGATATTCAGAAAGCAGTAAAAAGAACACACAAAAAATGCGATCATGGTAAACAGAAATATCAATGTAGAGATTGCAGTCCTCACAATTTTTGCAACCACGGTACATTTACACCTATGTGTAAAACATGTAATCCAAAATCATTTTGTGAACACGGAGAACAAAAATCAAGATGTCGAGAATGTAAAGGGGTGTCAATATGTGAGCACAATAAAATAAGAATTAAATGCAAGGATTGCCACGGTTCTCAAATATGCGAACATAATTTATTCAAAAATTCATGCAAACATTGTAGTAAAACATTATTTTGTACACACGGCAAGAGACTAACATTTTGCAGTGATTGTGGGGGTTCTGAATATTGTATTCATAACAAGAAAAAAAGGAGGTGTAAAATATGTGGAGGTAAAGAATTATGCAAATCAGAATGGTGTCATACCAGAGCAGCCTCTAAATACAACGGTTATTGTCTCCCCTGTTGCATTCACATGTGCCCCGAAATTCAGGTATCACGCAACTACAAAACCAAGGAAAAAGACGTGGTAGACCGCATAACAACTCATTTTCCGGATTTCACCTGGGTAGCAGATCGAAAAGTGCAAGACGGATGTTCAAAACGTCGTCCGGATCTCCTACTAGACATGGGATCCCACATAATCATAATCGAAATCGACGAGAACAAACACACCGATTACGATTGTTCCTGTGAAAATAAACGTCTCATGGAACTATCCCAAGATCTTCAACACCGCCCCATAATATTCATCCGATTTAACCCCGACGATTACATAGACCAATCGGGCAACAAGATAAAATCCTGTTGGAAACTCAACAAGTTGGGTGTGATGCAAATCTCCAAGTCCAGACAAACCGAATGGGAACAAAGAATAACAGTTCTCATCGATCAAATCCAATACTGGCTCGATAACCCAACCCAGAAGACTGTAGAAATCGTAGAACTCTTTTACTGAAACAATATGATAAATCACTACATATATTAGCGCACGACAAAATACGAAGTTTCCGTATAGTTCCACAATTCGGTATTTTTATCTCGCAATATTATATACACTCCGTCGCCCCAAATGTTGACTATACAACCTCTACACATGAATTTCGATAAGTCGATTGTCGAGTTTGTCGGGTTCAATGGTCCGTATATTATTAGCGCAATTACGGCTGTTCGTCTTTTCGGTCGTCTCCAATATTTGGTAGCTTTCATAATATCGAGGTTTACGGACCAACAAATAAATAATCTACTCAAAAATATCATCAAACAAGAGAGACCATCCGACGGCAAAAGTTATGGTAAGGAAAAGTACCTAGGAGCACAAAAATACGGAATGCCTAGTGGTCACGCCGAAAGCTGTTTCTTCGCGTTATCATTCCTTTATTTTACTACAAATTCAACACCACTCCTGATACTCACGGGGTCAATTGCTGTATTAACACTGTATCAGAGATGGAGCTCTAGAAAACATACTGTAGAACAATTGCTGGCGGGGTCTTTAGTAGGAACATTTACCGGATTTCTATCCTATAAATTGACCAAACGATTTATTGAAACAAAGAAAACGCCTATTTTCTAAGCCTATTATAAATGGAAGTAATATCATTACCTCAATTTATAAACATATTCAAATCAAAAACCGCGAAAACGTTCTCCGACTTCCTAAAAGAAGCCCATGTCCGTTCTGGATCCAACCTGCATCCTCTTCGCTCCTATATGAAAGACAAAAACATCGACAAAAACGACGTTAAATTGTTGTTCGAGAACATTGTTAATCGCAACGAATATTTAACACGTTTCTATACCATGTCTCTGCGTATTCCAGAAGATAAAATACATATAGAAAAAATCGCACCCATGAAGAACAAAGACATGAACAACAATGAAGAAGTTCTCTGTAAAAATCTTATTCGCAACTTGCACATCAGAGATATTCTACAGAATACGAAGTCGGGTATAGAGAACAATATTACATTCATGGATATGCTGTTGGATCTCTACACGCGCAATATCATCGATTATAAACTGTTGACGCCCAGTGCCATTTTTTACATGAAAAATGGTCGTCTCGGTAGCGTATTCTCGTCTTATTATTTTCGTGCATCGATAATGAACCCTTATCTCGTCTATTCACTTAACAAGTCGGTCTTACACGGGACGAAAATCTTCACACCTACTTTGGGATGGACATCTTACTGTTACGGTTTTCTCGTTTGTCCAGAGGTTGTAGAGTACGTGGGTACGGACGTCATTCCTTCCGTCTGTCAAAAAACGCGCAAATTCGCCACCGCGTTTTTCCCAGAGAAGAAAAACGATATATACTGCGTTCCTTCCGAGGACCTATTTCGTAAAAAGGAATTCTTGGATAAATACCGCAGCCATTTCGATGTCGTTTTTTTCAGTCCTCCTTATTATAAACTAGAATTATACGATGGAGGAAAACAAAGTACGGAGAAATACCGCACATACGAAGAATGGCTGGAGAAATACTGGGAAAAAACGATAGAATTGTGTCATCATGTTCTCCAACCTGGCGGAAAACTTTGTTATATTTTATCCGGATATGGATCAGAAAACACGAAAGAACAGTATGATTTGGTTTCTGATATGAATAACATAACCAAGAAATATTTTCTGTTGAAAAACATTCAACCCATGTATAATAAGAATGTTAACAATACAAAACATAAGGAACCCGCGGAAAAAATCATGCTGTTTGTCAAAAAATAGACTGGAACGATCTATACCGATGGTGTAATTATTGTACAAAACAAACAATATAAAGTGGTTCCATGATATTGTCTAAAGTAATGTTTTTCGGGCATAATATTCAACTAAACGGCATAGCAAATATTAGTCCTTTACGATTTCAAACCGAATTTCCAGTTGCACGTAAAACTTGGTTCATAACTTTTGGAGCAGGAGGACAAAATTATTATGATGCGGTCAATCGGCTAACCAGAGAAGTACGGGATATAAATTTATTCGACCACATTATTGGATATACCGACGTAGATTTGAGAAATGATCCAGAATTCTGGGATAAACACGCCGAAGGATTATATGATCAAGAATGGTCGAAACGCGGATACGGATACTGGATATGGAAACCCTACCTGATTTCAAAAACATTGAAATTGATGAATGACGGAGATATTCTGTTATACACTGACGCTGGATGCACCATAAATCCATACATGAATAAATATGAAGGTATGATGAAATTAATAGATAATTGTATAAAAAACGACATTATTTTTACATCCACACAAAATGTAGAACGAAAATGGAATAAAATGGCTCTAATAAGACACTTAAATGTGGAAGAAGACATGTTACGTTCTAGTCAACATCAAGCCACCACCATGTTCGTGAAAAAAACGGAACTCAACACTCGGTTTATAGATGAA